CGAAAGTGCCGCCGTTGGTGCCACGAATAATTTTTAAAGCGTGTTGGTTGTCTTTTTCGATTTCGGCGATCAGTGCTTTTGTGGTGTCAAGTCTGATAAATTGATTTGGTCTATGTTTATCTTTTCCGCCACTGGCAATATGTAGATCGTTTAATGCGTAAAGATTTTCAAAAGTGCGGATGGATTGGGTTAAGATTTGTAAATTTGACATTTTTATGCCCCTAGAAGTTTTGTTTGTCATTCGATCACTTTTGTAGGGTGATCGGGCTTCAACAACCGCTTCTAGACGGCGGAACTTATTCCCTTTCGGTATTGTATTAGGTTCTCTTGACCCGATCATTGAAAGGTACAGAACTGTACCTTTTCTAAATGCGCAGATCTGCGCATTTAAATTTTAGGCATAAAAAAACCGCTATGCTATCGGGTGCGGAAACCGCTAGAAGAAATTGTTGTGCGGTTATCTTATCCGTTGATGGCGGTTTTTGTCAAATTAAATTTCGGTCTTATCAATTACATCATACTCTTCATAAAATCAAGCCATTTTTGAGCATCTTCTCTTGTGCTGAAACATTGACCATTTCTCATTAAGTCTGCATTAATATCAGAATAAAACGAGCAATATTGGACAGTTCCTACACTCAAATAGAAAAACTCATCACCAATTTCAGGATGAAAGGGCTTTGGCAAATCTTCAATGCTAATTTGTTTCTTTGCCTCTTCCCACATTGCGATATCATCTTTGAAATCATCTTCGCTCCATATTTCAGCAATTGCAGAACTGTCAGGGAAGATAACAGCAAACTTACGGACGCTTTTATCGTCCAAAAATTTAGTCACTTCTCTTACTACATAGCACTTCTGTTCGCTCGCACAGATTGGCTCGCCATTTAAAGCTGCCTCCAAGTTAAATTCTTTCATTTTCTTTCTCCTCAATTTTCATGAATAACATCCAATGCGTATTGTTCGCTTTTCCCGATTTATGCCCAAGAATTGGATTTTTATTTAAGATTGAAATAATCTTACTAACTGGCACTTGAGTTTCATTCCACTTAAAAATAAGAGTTCCATAGTCGTCTAGTACTCTCATACATTCCTGAAAGCCTTTTAATAACTGACTTTCCCAATCTTTATCTAATCTTCCATATTTTTTTACTAGCCAAGAATTGTCGCCACCTTGTATCAAGTGAGGCGGATCAAATATAACGCACTTGAAAGATTTATCGGGGTACGGCATATCAGTAAAGTCATGGATCACATCAGGCGATACTTCTAAATGTCTAATTTTGTCACGATCCTTAAAACTTAGTTTTTGGTTTCTTATATCTGCAAAAAGCACATTCGGATTGTTTTTATCAAAGTAAAACATTCTTCCGCCGCAGCAAGCATCTAGAATTGGTTTCATCTCGTCTCCTAAAACAAAAGGCGCTCACCTGGAACGCCTATTGGATTTGTTAAATATTTATTTACTGCTTTGTATATATCCACTATTAATCCAAGTGGAATGTTCGATCTTTCATTGTATGATTTTGAAAAATCCTCCCATTGTTGCTGAGGCTTTGATTTATGATTGTTTCGTAATCCTAGATGAATATTGCTCTTAAATCTTGTTGGTTTACGCAAAGGGTAGTTATACAAGTTATAGTGCGCCAAATTATCAAAAGGAATCTGAAAATTGAGAATATCATTTACATAATGCCAAATCTTGCTGCTTGCCGGATTTTCTATTACATAAACTTTCGGATTGTATCGTTTGATAATTTCTATTGTGTTGTAGATACAAAGCTCACCATTAATGCGGTTCAGAAAAGAGCGGTCATATTTGAATTGGACGTGCGGTAAATCATAATCCGCACGACTTCTAACCGTGAATTTTGATAACTCACGATTGACTGCGCCAGTTTCCTGTTTCCAACTTGCATTGCCTCCCCACATTGCACTTGCAACTGACCAACTCTCACAAGGCGGACTAGCTATAATCAAATCAGGTTTAGGCAGCTTATCAAGCTCATCAAATAGCTTGTTATCGCCAAACATACGACTATAATCAGCTAAATTAAGATTAATAAAATGATTATTTTTACTCTCAATATCTATGCCGATAGGGTAGATTTCGACTGCCGACTGGTCGACCGACTGATTAAATAGCTCTGCACCTTGCGTATAACAACCATTGCCACTGTCGAATAATGCCCAAACAATCATATCAATCACCCGCTTTATGGTTTACCTTTGCCATATTTACCACTGGCAAAACATCAACAAGTGGTCGAGAAATATTGCAATCTCGTTTTGCGTTGCGATTTTTGATTGCCCACTCTTTGAAATTTTGTATTTCTTGTAGAGCTAATTTAGCATTATTAGGAGAGTTGCAAAGATCAATAATATCCTCTCGGCTTTCTCCATCGAGTAAAATCCAGTATTCTTTTACTGTTCTTATTGCAAATTTAGCTGTACCACGTGTTGTTTTAAGATGCTCAGATACAAAACAATAAAAAGTGCATTTAAACAACGAATAAGGAATGCTTACATTAATCTCGCTCATTTACACACCTACTTACCCTGTAAAGCAAGAAACTCACTTTGTTTAATTTCGGTTAGGTATTCTGGGATTGCAGGGAATTTATCGCCGCCAAAATCCTCTGACTTTTCTGGTATTGATGCGATAAAGTAGCCGTTTGCAACGCCACATACCGACACATAACCAGTGCGTGCGCCAAGCACCCAGCAAGCTAGTTTTAGTTTTCTAAGCATAAAATCATTAAAACTTGGATATTCCGTGAGTATTTGTCTAATGGTTTGGATTTTAGCGTTAAACGCTTTGCCGGCTTTGGTGCGATTGTTGCCGGTAATATTCACTTTCTCACCGGAAAGCATTTCAAATTTATAGGTTTTATCCTCTTTGATTTTGGCATATTCAGAATTATCTAAACTGCAAACAATGCCAAATATATTACGCTCGCTCCCTCTCCAACATTCATAAAATGGGATTGTGTTAAAAATAGCATCAAGTTTTTCATCTCTGATTTCTCTATCTTTCCGCCATTGCTCATCTAACGATTTAATAGGCTCAACGCTTAATGCACATTTAAAATATCTAAAATTTGGTTTCATTTTTTACTCCAATAAAAAGTGGGGTCTTTTTTCACATTACTTAGCGGTCATGACATCAACAACTGGTAATTCATTAACCGAACCGCCAGATTGGATTGAGTGAATAATTCGTTCCGGTGTTTCTTTTACAAAGATAGTGCCATCTTCAAATTGAATAGCTGTGTCATTTTCATCTTTAGTGATGGTTTGAATTTGTTCTACATTGATAAAAATATCTGATTCATCCGTATTAGTTAGTTTGATAAATTTAGCCATGGGGTTCTCCTACATTTGTGCAGCTCGATTTAATCGGGCCATTGTTTGTTGGTGGATATAAATTTGAGTTTCAAATTCACGAAGTGCGGTCAATTTTGGAATTAATTTTTCGTCATTGATTAATGCGTGGTAGCCATCAATCAGACTTTGAATGCGTTTTTTACCGATTCCTTTGCAGTGTTGATATTTCTCTAATCCAGCTAGTCGCATATCGGCAAAATCATTACAGCCATTTTTACGAAGGATCGTCCAAGTTGCTTTATCTGTGTAATCTGTTGGATCTATTTCACGTAATGCGGCCATTCCTTCTTCACGCAATGCTTTAATCTCAAATGGGGTTTTGAGCGTTGTTTCCACTTTCTTCCAGGTTAAAAGTTTCTTGATGTAATCATCTGTAAACTCTTTTTTCTCTGGTGATGCAATAAGGAAAGGGGAGAGCACATGCTCTTCGTTTACATCGTTTAAAATGGCATTGATATTGTCATTGACGTAATCAGTCATCTCAGGTGCAGTGAATGCAAATTGGTTAGCAAGAGATTGATATTCAAATTTTATGTAACCTCTTCCAAGTTGATCTCGGCAAATAACACCGAAAACAAACGACCATGGTCGAGATTTGTTATACATCAGTTCAAAATCTTGTTCAGTGGCCGTTGTTCTGTCTTGTGGAATATTATTTTTTATCCATTCTGTGCCGTCGTTCCCTAATCCAATAACGGAAAGCACAAGAGAGTTGCGACATATTCTGTCGCTCTGCCGTTTAATGTTGGCATTTTTATCGTGCTTTTTACGCGGCTTCTTACTTGTCGCCATAGTTTAAAATCTCAGTTAAGTGTTTAAATTGGGCAAGATATGCTGATTCAGCTTGATGTGGTTGCCAAAAAACAATTGTGATATTTGCCGGAGAGACACCTTCCAATTGTGGCCACTCTACAGATGCTGGTGGAAGTAACTGTTCTTTTTCCGTTGCAAGCATCGATAAATCCATAGATTTAATTGCTGGCAATTTTTTATACTCAACGTTAAAACGCTGGTGGATTGCTAAATTAAAGCGATCTTCAATATTGCGATAAGGCTCACTTAGCAAATGTTTGAGTGGAGTCGGAATATCTTTCAAGTATGCTTCTGCTGCATCGTGCAGTAGAAAAATAAATGCAAGCTCAGGCAATCCCATTTCTTCAAAAATGTAGCTACCAAGTACACAATGCTGAGCTACGCTATAAGGTTCAGCAGTTTGACCAATAAAGCGGTTTTCAAAGCTAAGGTTATGCGCAATATCACGAATATCAATTTCGTTAGGATCCGGCTTGATGTAGTCAATGGTATGGCCATAATAGGTATTAATGCGGTACATAGATTTTTCTCGTTTTAAGTTTCACTTCTTCTTTGTGCATCTTTTGGCACCATTCCGCACGGCTTATGCACCAGTGCTTATTTATCTCTTTTCCGGTTAGCTTTGATGCTTTTTTCCAAAGCACATAAGCGGATAAATAATTTTTCTTGCGTTCTTCCTTGGTGGCAAGTTCGCTGTTGGTTTTAAAAGGTAGTTTCATTTCAATTCCTTATTAATTTCAGCTTGTTTAATAGATACGTAAGCACGAGCCTGTTTTTCGCCTTCTTCGGTTAAATTCTTTTGATACTCACCGTTTTCAGCAATCCACTGCACTCTCGCTCTTTCACGTTCTAGTGCTGTTGGCTCGCTTGCAAAACAATAGGAGATTCCGCCAATCAGGAAGGTGATAAAAATCGCACAGGCAAGCTTTGCTAAAGGGCGTGTAATTTCTGCGAATACATCAGTAAATTTTTCCATTTTTTGTTTCCTTTTTAATCAATTTAGTGAATTTAGGGTGTAAAAATCCGCCACACGGATTTCTTGTGGAAAAGTGCGGTCGGATTTTCCGTTGTTTTAGAAGTCGATTTTTACGGCTTTTGGATTAAAGCCTCGCAAGTGTTTTAATACACGCCAGTTTGTCATTGGGTCGATGTCAAAATCGCTTGTGATGCGGTTTAAAATTTGATTGGTTGAACGTAACACGCTTAAATATTCGTAAGCCTGTCCGTAGATTTGCCCGCTCATATTTGAGCCTAAAACGTTAAAGGCTCTCTCAATATGTTGGAATGTGCCTACGCCACGTTTGAAAGCTAACCACAACCAAGCAAGCTCTTGAAGTTCATACTCAGTAAATTCAAAGGTGAATTTCTTTTCAGGTTCTGGCAAAGATAACTGTTGTGCTTGGTTGCGGTGCATTGCTAAGAACGCACGTAATACGATCAAGTGGAATTTTGGGCTGATCCACATGGCATAGGCAATGACAAGCTCCTCGCAAGCGTAAGTGCCTTGAAAGTTGCCGCCTCGAATGATTTTTAAGGCGTGTTGGTTGTCTTTTTCGATTTCGGCAATTAGTGCTTTTGTGGTATCAAGGCGCACAAAATTAGATGGTTGATGTTTTGATTTTCCGCCACTGGCAATATGTAGATCGTTTAATGCATAAAGATTTTCAAAAGTGCGGATAGATTGAGATAAGATTTGTAAATTTGACATGTTATGCCTCTTGCGTTTTAGTTAGTAAAGATCACTTAGTAGGTGATCGGGTTTCAACTACCAACGCAAGCTGGCGGAACTATTTCCCTTTCGGTATTGTATTTCGTTCTCTCAACCCGATCTTTGATCTATTTTCGTTCCTCAGATGTGAGGATCTGAAATTTAGGCATAAAAAAACCGCTATGCTGTCGGGTGCGGAAACCGCTTGCGTTTGTTAGTTGCGGTTATCTTATCCGTTGATGGCGGTTTTTGTCAAATTAAATTGTAAAAGTTTTCATTACAAGCTGTTTATAGGCTTCAACGGCATAAGCAAAGCGATTATCATCATCTAGATTAACTGTAACCTTAAATAATCCGTCATCAAAATCTATAAAGCGCAAGATGAGGGTATTTTGTTTTAATGTAAATTCAATACGAATAAATACGCTTTGTTTTGGATAGGTATTTGGTGATCTTTCAAGGGTGAGGGAAATACCAGCTTCAGCTATTGGGTCACCTTGTTCATCAAACATTATAGGTAACTCTATTACATGAATGTGTTGATGTTCGTCACTGTCTAATTCTAGCAATTTGACATAAGGTACAGTAGCGGAAACTTCGTTAATCGTTGCGTTGTAATATTTATCACTTAGTCCTAAGTTTTGGCTTATTGCTTGGCAAAATTCGCTGATAAGTTGACGCAAATTATTACGGCGTTTATTGAGTTCGTCATTATACTTTTGTTGTTGGTCGCAGAGTTGTTGGTAGGTGATCATGGTGTTCTCCTGTGAATTTTGGGTACAAAAAAAGCCACTTAATTGTAGTTACCGACTTTCTGTTGAAAGTAAAATTTGTTTAAAAATCAAATGTTATATTAACTAATATAAACTGGATATACTATATAATTTGTCCCGAGCTTGGTATGTACATTACCTTTATTTACATAAATTTCATGAGCAACATCGTTTTCAGATAAAATTACATACCTATTAATTGTACGTTTTTCAATATATCGTTTTAGTGCTTCTTCATCCTTAAAAATTACATCCTCTGAAATTTCTATAAAATCTGTTAGTAAGTCGAAGCTATTAAAGCATACAAATAACCTGTTTCTTTTCATTTTAACTCCTTTTTTAATAAATTATATATTTTGTTTTTGGGCATATTGAACAAAGTGTAAAACTAGTGATGTTTCTACTTGAAAGCGGCTTTAGCTGGTGGTTCCAAGAATCATTAAGGTGCCTTTCTTTATGCTTGTAAGGCTCAAGCCCTTATTGTCACCACAACACATAAGGAATATAATTTTCACAACCACAACACAAAATAAGGAGAAAATTGTGAAAAAAATTGAAGCTGACGCAGTAGCTATTGCAATAGCTAGAGATATATTAAGAACTAACTCTTCTCAACATTTGAGAAACATCAATGAGTACACAGCAATTGATATTGCTAAGTTTATTTCCAGACTCTCTACAGAGTTACAAACATCTATAGATGGAAATCTAACTAGCGACAATGTATTTATTGCCCATAAAGGTCAATAAATGTAAAAGCTCGACACAGTGCTTTAGCAATGTTGTCTGGTGGCAGATTTGTATTTTTAGCCGCACTTTCTAATACAGCCTGTTTGATTAGTCTTTTATCTTTATCAGATAGGCTTTTTTCTTTTTCTTCTTCCATATTTAAACCTCTTTTGTTGATTAACATTTCAAAGCGAACTTACCAAATTCTGATCTAGCTATCCTTAAATTGGTAATCTGCAGTTTACCCAGACCTTTGATGGAACAT